GATTACTACTGGGAAATAAAAACTAAATGTTATTGCGGTCACACAAATTATTGTGATTGTATTGCAGAAGAAAAATAATAAATTTATAATTATGAAACAAGAAACACTTGAAGAAGCAGAAAAGGAATTTGATAAATTACTTAATGGAAAAGGATTACCAACTAAACAACTAACCGAAGTTGCTGAACATTACTTTATAAGTGGTTACGAAATAGCAAAAGAAAGAAGTTATAGTGAGGAAGATTTACGTAATGCTTTTTTTAATGGTTGGATATACAGAGGAGATAAAAAATACAGATTAAAATTTCCTGAAGCAAAAAAAGATTGGTTTGAACAACTTAAAAAGAAATAAAATGAAAGCAATATTAGAATTTAATCTACCTGAAGATAATTTAGAATACTTACAAGTTGTAAAAGCAAAAGATATGGCATTAGCATTATGGCAAATAACACATAATTTAAAAAAAGTATGTGAATATAAAATAATAGAACCTGATAATGAAGATGTATATGCAGGAATTGATTTAGTTTATAAAGGTATTTATGAAATATTAGAAAGTTATAATATTGATACAAATGAATTGCAATAAACAATTAACAGTTTTATTTATTTTTAATTTAATAATAATTTTATTTAATTATGGAAGATAAAAGAAAAAATAACGGAGGTCATAAAACAGCAGGTCGTAAATCAAAATCAGAAGAAGTTAAATTGATTGAAAAACTATCTGCATTAGAACCATTAGCATTTGAAGCATTAGAAAAAGGTTTAGAGAAAGGTGACTTTAAATTTACTCAATTGTTTTATAATTACTATGCAGGTAAACCAAGAGAAACAAAAGATATAACTGTAACAAATGAACAACCTATATTCAATATAGATACATTAGACGACATTTAAGCCACTATTATATGGAATTTATAGTAACTACTGCAATTAAAAAGTTATTGCGTTTAAAGCAACGAATTAAAGTTATTAGAGGTGGAACATCAGCAGGTAAAACTTTTGGTATTCTACCTTTATTAATTGACAAAGCAATAAAAGAACCAATGCTTGAAATAAGTGTAGTATCAGAATCAATACCACATTTACGCAGAGGTGCTTTAAAAGACTTCTTAAAGATTATAATGGCTCTTGGTAGATATACTGATGCTAACTTCAATAAATCTACTTTAAAATATACATTTGCAAATGGTAGTTACATTGAATTCTTTAGTGTAGATCAACCTGATAAATTAAGGGGTGCAAGAAGAAACATATTATATGTAAACGAATGTAATAACATAGACTTTGATTCTTATTATCAAATGGCTATTAGAACATCAGGTGATATATGGTTAGATTATAATCCTGCTTCTACATTTTGGGTAGACAAAGAAATATTAACACAAGATAATGTAGACTTTATTACTTTAACGTATTTAGATAATGAAGCATTATCAGATACTATAATAAAAGAAATAGAATCAGCAAAGTTAAAAGCATTAACATCTACATATTGGGCTAATTGGTGGCAAGTATATGGACTTGGACAAACAGGAAGTTTAGAAGGTGTATGTATAACTGATTGGAATGAAATAGATATGCCAACTGATGCAAGGATATTATGTTATGGAATGGATTTTGGTTATTCAAATGATCCAACTTCTTTAGTAGCAATGTATAAATATAATGATGCTTATATATTTGATGAATTGATTTATAAAAAAGGATTGTTAAACAACGATATATCAAATTTATTAAAAGCAAATGATGTTAATGATATAGTATATGCAGATAGTGCAGAACCAAAATCAATAGCTGAATTAAATACATACGGTCATAATGTGTTACCTGTTTCAAAAGGAAAAGATAGTATCTTATATGGTTTGAATTTAATTAATCAAAACAAAGTTTATGTTACATCAAGAAGTAAGAACTTAATAAACGAATTAAGAAACTACATTTGGCAAACAGATAAAACAGGTGTTAAAATGAATAAGCCTATTGATTCTTATAACCACGCTATTGATGCAATGCGTTATGCTATAATGAGCCAATTAGAAAACCCAAACAAAGGAAACTACTTTATATATTAATTATGACTTACGGACAAATGATTGCAGCAATACAATGTTATTTACACCACGTTAAGAATTTAGAAGTAATGATTAACTTACCAAGAAATGTAGGTGAAATTAAAAAGATGCAGCAAATGTATTTAGTAGCATCAGCTTATTTGAATAGTTAAATATTTGTTAAATGTATTTTATTTAAAACATAAGTGTTATATTTGCTTATAATTAAAAACAAAAGCTATGAACGAATACCCATTAGAAGAATTAGAAAATGAATGTTTATATTGTGGTGAAGAATGTGAAGCAACATACTGTTGCAAAGATTGTAAAAAAGCATACGAATCAGAAAATTAAATTAGGTTAGTTATATTTGGTTAAATTAGGTACATAGAAATATGTGCCTTTTTTTTGTTTAATACAATTACAACTTTTTATTATTATTATAAAAACAAATATTATGAAGTTAGAAATTAGCATACCTACAGAATTAAAAGAAATTAAGTTATCACAATATCAGGCATTTTTAAAGATAGCTAAAGATAATGAAGATGCAGAATTTTTGCATCAGAAAATGGTACAAACATTTTGTGGAATTGATTTAAAAGATGTAGCTGAAATTAGATATAAAGATGTTTTAGAAATCACTGAAACAATTGGTAAAATGTTTGATGTTAAAAGTCATAGGTTTATAAATAAATTTAAACTTGGTGGCGTTGAATTTGGTTTTATTCCTAATTTAGATGATATGTCGTTTGGTGAATATACAGATTTAGATACATATATAACAGACTGGGAGCAAATGCACAAAGCAATGGCAGTATTATATAGACCAATTAAAAAGAATAGCTTAAATGGAACGTATGAGATTGAAAAGTATAATGGTTCTATAACTTATTCTGATGTAATGAAACACGCACCTTTAGATGTTGTGTTTGGTGCTAATGTTTTTTTTTACAATTTAGGCAACGAATTGTTGAGCAGTACATTGACTTATTTGGAGAACAATCAGGAGATACAGAATATTCTGCAACAGCCCAATTTGGTAAAAGATGGGGATGGTATAGTTCAATCTATGCTCTTGCTAAAGGAAACATTATCGAATTTGATAGAATTACCGAACTACCAATTAACCAATGTTTAACTTATTTAACATTTGAAAAGCAAAAGAATCAAATAGAATCAGATTTAATAAAAAGAAAATAATGAGTACATTTTACGAAATAACACAAGTAATAAAAGACCAATTACAATTAGATCCATTTGTAAATACAGTTACAACTGGAGATATATTTAAAGTAGATTTAAACAAACAAACTATATTTCCGTTAAGTCATATTATAATTAATTCAGTTTCATATCAAGGTGCTGTATTGAATTACAACATATCTATTTTAAGTATGGATATAGTAGATGAAAGCAAAGGTTTAACTACTGATATTTTTATAGGTAATGATAATGAGCAAGATGTGTTAAATACACAATTAGCAGTAGCAAATAGATTTTTAGAAGTATTAAGACGTGGTGCTTTAGCTGAAGATTATGAACTTGTAAATAACACTGCATCAATAGAATTTTTTACTGAAAGGTTTGAAAACAAAATTGCAGGAGTTACATTTACATTTGATATTTCAATAGAAAATACAATGACTAAATGTTAGAAGTTGAATCAGTAATAAAAAAGTTTCGTGACTATGTTATTCAACAGGCAAGAAGTAATTTATCAAAGTCAAAACACAATAATACCAAATCATTATATAATAGTTTAAAAGGTGAAATAGTAACTGATGATAAATTTACCATTGTAGGGTTTAAAATGGATGATTATGGTACATTTGTAGATTTAGGTGTTAAAGGTAAAACAAGTTCTAATAAAGCCCCTAACAGTCCCTATCAGTTTGGTTCAGGTACTGGTAAAAAAGGTGGTTTAACAAAAGGAATTAATCAGTGGGTAAAACAAAAAGGCTTTCAATTTAGGGATAGAAAATCAGGTAGATTTTTAAGTTATGAATCTACTGCTTATTTAATTACAAGAAGTATATTTCACAAAGGAATTAAACCAAGTTTATTTTTTACAAAACCATTTGAATCAGGTTATAAAAAGTATATTGATGTAGATTTAATTAAAGCATTTGGACAAGACGTAGAAACAATGGTAGACTATAATTTAAAAGATATATAATGGAAAT